CCTGGTATACCCAGGATCCTTTTAACGGTTTTGCATATGTATTTTAACCGGCAAAAACAAATATATATCATCTATGACACGATGTAAACTTTCTCAAGTCTATGATACGACTATAACTTTCTCAAGTCTATGACACGACTATAACTTTCTCCATCTTTAAATCGATGTAAAATTTTCTTTCTTTTTCCATCGTTAAAGCGTACGCGCTTATAACGAAGGAGCAACCTGTCTCTCTCTTTTGGTTCTCTTATAGAACCTCTCTATCTCTTTTAGTTTCTTAAAATCACTTTTAGTTTCTTTTAATTTTAATGGATACATAATTTTAAAATTTTTCACCCAAACCTTGGTGGTGAGCCTTGGCGTATGTCGGAAAATTTTAAAATGATTGTCATACGGAGCAGCTAATCCTGCGGCCGCGCCTGAAATGATGTGAGATTCAAATCGTGATAAATACAAGATAAGTGAAACTTCCCTTTTTTAGGCCGTTTTCAAAACTCTTGGACTTGGCTTTTCGGGCCCTGGAAGAAATTAAATTACTTAGGATACCCTAAATTCTACGTCCGACAGTGTACCGTTCACTAGGAGGTAGTACGTGGGTTGTTAGCCTTGCTAATTATCCGTCCGTAATTTTACTCTGAAGCGGTAAGCTTTTGCCAAGATGGTTTCTACGTAATGCCTTTAAAAACGTATTTCTTTCTTCAATGTATAGCATGGACAATAATATTACTTCTTTTATTTCGTGTTTGCGTGAATTGCCTGTTCGACAATGCCAGCCTTCTTCCCTGAAGGCCCTTTTGAAGCATTGTGAAGTTGAAAATGAAGATATGCTTTATCTTCTTTCGAAAGGTAAAATACCTTTCTCTCCTGCTAGTGTTGGTATTTTTGCTTGTTATTTGCCACAAGCCAAGAAACTCCAAAAGTTTCTTCGTTTTGTTGTTAATCGTGCTAGGCAAGGATATTCTGTCACCAAAAATCTGGAAAAGTTGCGAGCCATGTGGGCTTACAATGTAAGTTTGCATAACCGCTTTGAAATGATCGTCTCTAAACCGGAGACTTATTTTCAAATCGGTGTCTCGCCTGTTCGTCTAGTTAGTCCAAAAGTAACTTATGCTAAGGAAACCCCGATGGTTTTCTCTGAAAGTTTTAGAAAATGCTTCTGTGCGTTCAACTAGCGCGCAGTCCCAAAAAGATTTGGTTAAGTCTGCTGTTGATTTGCTTTCCGATAGTTTGTTGACTCGTCAAGTCACCAAAGAACGTATGGATTTGATTTTAGCTTGTATTGTAAAATCTTGTGGAATTACTTTTCCGCAAGGTAATGCTGCTTCTGAATTTGCTGCTGGATTAATCGGCGGTGCTAAAGCCGGTGTTTCGAGTATTATTGACAAGATTTCTACTTGGCTGCAAGCTGCTAGTAAAAAACTAGTTGATAATCTTTTTAGTACTTTTCTCGAACGTACTAAAGCTTTGGCTGTCAAGTATTCTGTTGCTATGCTTATTATACTTTGTAGCATTCTGTTGCTCGTTTTTCGCTTTTCTATCGAAGAAGGTATTTTACGTTCTGTTTTATTAGCCGTTGTTGGTGTCCTCTTAGCGACGCTTACTATTGGTGGTGTTAGTTTAGATTTAGTTACCCGCTGTTTCTGGTCTATGCCATCTTTTACTCAAGAAATGCAAGAAGCTAAATGGCGCTTAAGTGAAAATAAGTACCCTTATGCCCGTATTACGCCTGTTAAGCCTAATAGCCGTCGTCCTGCTTTCTCTTTTTCCTCTGATTCCGATACCACCATGGATGAAGTTCTTGATCAAATATCAGAAGTTACGCATACGATGAGTATGGATAGTCAACTGAGACCCTTTGCTTTCTCTAGTTTGGATTTAGATGAAGAAGACCAAGAAGCACCTAATGCTTTGCCCGCTCATGTTAATGGTTTTCGCTATACCGTAGCTCAGGATGCTCGTAATTGGATGGTTCAATTTTCTGCTATGCTTGGCGGAATTTTGGATTTGAAGAAATTTAGCATGGTCGCTAAGTTTACGTCTGATTGTCTGAATATGGGAAGGGGTATAAAAACCCTTTTTCATTTCATTATTGGACTTTTGCCTGCTGCTGCTCAAGATTGGATGCTAACGTGCTCACCGCATTTAGCTATCAATCTTCTTTTTGAACAATCTAGCTGGAAGTATTACCGCCAACATCTTGACAAGATGATTGTTTCTCTGAAAGATCCTACTCCTTCCGTATGTAATCGAGCTCGTTCTTTGTTCCATGAAGCTGAAAGCTACGTCCGTCGCCACTGCGGTGAAGGATGGGCTGCTCATTGTGAGCATCATTTGACCCAATTTCGAACTGAACTTGCCAATGCCGAGGCTAAACAAAAAGCCTTGCTACATGGCAAGACCCCTCTTGTAGTCCAATTGTCTGGTGATCCTGGTATTGGAAAAACTCATGCTTTGAATACGCTGAATAACGCGCTGACTTATGTCTTTACTGGAAGCAATCAACCTGGTAAAGTTTATACTCGAGGTAGTGGTCTACATTGGGAGGGTGTTGGTGATGCTGAAGTCGTAACTTACCCAATGTTTCGTGAAGCTTCTGATACTTCTGCCGAACAACAAATTGATGAACTGATGGGCCTCTGCAATCCTGGAGGTTTCGTTCCCCCTGCTGCTGCTATTGAAAAGAAAGATCGTATGTATGCCTTCGGAGCTGTTACGCTTACTTCAAACACCGTTTACCATGTTAATATGCCAAATATGCAACGTGATACGCAAGTTGAATCGCTTAATCGTCGTATTGAAAACAAATGGTGGATAGGCGTCAATTATGCTTATTTGCCTGCTGATGTACGTTCTCCTGCCCAAATCCGAGCTTTCATTACTAATTTAGCTGAAACCAATCCTGATGAAGCTGCTAAATGTCCTCATTTAGCGTGTTACCCTTTGAAAGTGTTGTGCCCCAACAATGCTCGTGTTGCAACCTACAACCGTGGTGAAAATCTTGAAGAGCTAATTGATGATACTGTTTACCGCAAATATGCGGAATTTAATCTTGGCGTCATAACCCGCGGAACCCCATTTTCTTTCACCCAAATGCTTCGCTATATCATGCAATTAGCCAAAATACGTTCTGGACGTGAACAACATGTCGCTAGTGGAATGCTTAATTTTGTAAACTCGATTGGTGATGATTTTTTAGCCCAACGCCCTATTGAAAGGATTGCTGCCGCTCCTGCTCCTCAAGCTCCCCTACCTTTAGCTGGCCCACAATTGCTGCAAGCTCTTGAAGCTGGCCGAGTTACCATTCTCGATGCCCCACCTCTGCCTGAAAAAGACCGCCCTTGGTTCAAAGCCATAGTTGGTGTTGGAATTGCTGTTGGAATTCTTGGATCTATTGCCGCTGCTTTGGCGACTTATTACTATTACCAACGTGACCAACGCTTTTCCGAAGCTCAATATGGCGGACGTCAACGAAAAATGCAAACTGAACGTCGTCATGAACGCCTTCAACGCGTCGTCGATAATGAACGCCAAACAATGCCTCAAGGCGTTGTCGAAGATACTGAATTTGATCGTAAATTGCGTCGCCACGTCGTTACCCTCGTGAATGTGAAGACTAACCACCGACTTTGTGGTTTTCTGTTGAATGGTCAACACGTTATCACTAATCGCCATATTTTGAAAACCGCTGAAGGAATCGTTGATGCGGACCTCAAGATGACTGTGTACAATGAAAATGATGATGTCGAAAATTCCGCAATAATTCTTACTGGTGTCACGTACCCTATTCGAGCGAATAAACGCACAATCATTGATTTGAATCCTAGTAATGCTGGAGATGACTTGATTTGTATTGCTTTTGACCAACCCATTCCTGGAATTCGCGATATTCGTGGATATTTCCTCAAAGAAGAGGAAAAGAATGTAAAAACCTTGTCTCAAGATAATTTAACCCTGTATACGCCTACTTCCTCTGTTTCTGGACCCTTTGAAGGAATGATTACGAAGCTTAACTTCAATAATATTCCTGGATATTCTGCAATTGACACTTTCTATTACGCTGCTCGTACTGGTGATGGTGAATGTGGTGCTCCCATAGTTGCCAAAATCGCTGGCTCTATGCGCATCCTTGGAATCCATTGTGGTAATTGCGGCACTTTTGCCGATGGCCTGTTCGTTACCCGCGAAAAATTGAATCTTGTCCCCAAAGCTCGTTTCCGTCAATTCGATTTTAAAGAAACTGTTTCCCAAGGTTTCGTTAATGCCGCTTCTGTTGCTGATAATTCTACTGGAAAATTGCCTGAAGGCAACTTCCTTAGTTACGGCCATTTTACTGCTCCCATCGCCACGAACTCTCGCACTCAGTTGCGAAAAACCCCTTTTCATGACCGTGAACAACCTTCTCTTCTGCTTTCTGAACCTTGTCGAGTAATGCCTGCCATTCTTGATTCCCGAAAAATTTGGGAACAAGAAAAGAAATATGGCATCATGCGCGAATTGATTCCCGACCAAGATTTGGCTTTTGCGGAAAAAGTTTCCGATCTTTGGTATCCATTGCCTTCTGAACCCTTGCACGAATATACCTTGATTGAAGCTATCAACAGCATTCCCTCTGATGCTTCTGTTGGCTTCGGTTGGAAATGTCGCCGAAAGGACCTTCTAATTTGGAACGAAGGTGCGCAAATTTACGAACCCCATTCTGATTTGAAAAATTCTGTTATGCGCTTGTTCAATCAAGCTAGCACTGGTGAATATCCCATGTGTGTCATTACTCCTTGCACGAAAGATGAAACGCTCTCCCTTGAAAAAGTCTTGATTAAAGGAAAAGTTCGCACTTTCCAAATTTCTCCGATAGAAGTCCTCGTTTTTGGAACAATGGTTATGGGAGATTGGATGGATTATATCCACGCCAATCCCATCACTACCCCCTCAACCGTCGGTATTGACCCCGCTTCTCTTGAATGGCATAAAATCTTTTTGCCTTTGATGCAGCGCGTTTATGAAAATGAAGGCGCACTTGTTGATCTTGACTACGAAGCCATGGAAGCTACTGAATTATGGCAAATTTTTCAAAGCTTCCAACGCCATCTGACCCGCTACTACCGTGACGAAAAACAACCTTCTTGGCACCGTCGAAATTGCTACTTGTTGATGATGTGTCAATCTCTGATGGCTGTTGGAAATACATGCTATCTGCGCATCCAAGGCAATCCCTCTGGAATGAAAGGAACTAGTGATTTCAACACTTATTGTGCTGGAATTTTTGCTGCTTCTGCCTTCAAAGGCATTTTTCCCAAAAGTTTTCCTCGTGATTTCATTGAAACTGTTGATGCAAAATTCAATGGTGATGATACTGTTTTGAGCGTAGATAAATCCATCAAGAATGATTACAACTTTTTCACTATTCGCGATTATTTAGCTAGTTTGAACATCAAAATCACTCCTGCACAGAAAAATGCTGAACCCCAACCTTTCATCGACCAAAAAGTCGTTCAATTTTGCAAGAAGCAAATCTTGTACTCCAATGAATTGAAAGCCTTTGTTCCCTTTGTTACCTACCAAACCCTTTTGGACCAACTGAGTTTTGCTCGCGATGTTACAGCAGAAGGACTATTGCAGATTGTTAATTCTGCTCTGCAATGGTCTTTCTTCACTGGAAATCAAAAGCAAAATGGCCAGATTCCTGACTCTGAACCCCGATTCTTCGAGCAACGAAAGGCTTTTTGTTCTTTACTTTCGTCTCGCCTGTTGGATCGTGTTGTGACGTATGAAGAACTTCTCGACCGCTACCGCACACCTCGTTCGCTGTATTTGCCTTCTCATCAAGAAGCCATTGTCCGCAACACACATGCCCAGTCAGCAACGTCTGACCCGATTGATTGGCATTGCTACCTTTGCAATAGCTGTCATCAAGGCCCCTGTGATGTTGATCCCGTTGATGATGTTACAGCTGAACTCCTTTTCGCAACCAAATGTCAACCACGAATTTTGATTCCCAATTGGGAAGTGCCGCTTACTCAAGCGGATCTACTGTTGATGAGAGAAATGGTTCTCTCTCCCGAAATGTTGAACCAACTGAAACCCGAACTTCGCCCGAACTTACCGCTGTTGAACATCGAATCTGTTCGAAACCTGTTGAAGACGCTGGACCTACCTGCTGTGTATTTGCTCGACGCATTTACGAAGGCAAAGTCAGACCGCGACCCAACCCAGCCACAGCCCACGATCGATGTTCTGCTTGCGGACTTGGAATTCCGAACACTTGCGAGTACTGCTATGCCCATGAATATCAGCCTTATACGCCGAACTGTCGACGCGTTAAGTTGCGTCAACGAAATACGAATGCGCAAGCAGCTCTCATTGAACCTATCATTGCAGCTCTTGGAGGTCTACACACTGATCCTCGCCCGCCAGCCCCTCCTGTCTCAGCGCCTACAGGATTCACAGTTAATCTTGGAAGCGTGCTCCCAACTCCGATTTCGAACCCCTTTGGAACCTCAGGACGTACTACTATGGCACAGTCTGGTACAGTTGCATTTAGTACTGTTCCTACACGACATGGTGAACTTCTGGACCCAGCTTTCGATACCAAAGAAATCCTTCGTGTCCTCGATGACCATGGTCTTGGAACAACTTGTCATGGTGCTGATGAATTCCTCATCGATGAAGATGAACTTTCTATGGATTTTTGGATACGCCACCCTACTATCATCGAACACGGAACCGTGTCCAGCACCGCTGACGCCGGAACACAGCTCCTCTCTTTGCGAATGGCTCCGACGGATGTTGACTCCTGGAGCACTTCAGATGTTTTTACCCCAACTCGACTTGAATACCTCTACTCCAAATTTGCTTTCTGGCGCGGAGGACTCGATTACACCATCAAGTTTCTTGGACCCCGTGAAGTTACCTGCCGTATTGCCGCCACCTATGTTTATGGATTTTCCGGTGATCCCTCAACCTTAGAATTTAATGATTGCTTGCAATATCCTACCGTTTATCATACGTTTGATTCTAGCGACCGCGAATTTAAATTTAAAGTTCCCGACCTTAATCCTATTCCCTGGAAACACCGCATTGATTTGTTCCCTTATGAAAGAGCCACCGAACCTTATGCTGGTAATCGTATAGCAAATGGCACTATTGCTATTTGGCTAGTTACCCCACTTTCTGGAATTAACATCCCTTTGACTGCTGACCCAACCTTTATTGTTACGTTAGCTGGAGATGAGACTCTAGCTTTTCGCAAATGGCAACCCATGCCTGGTTTTTATTTTGCC